AACTGCAGCATCAGCTCCTATTGTAAATTCTAATGCTGGTGATTTAAAAGTTCAGTTAAAATGGGGTACTGTTCATACTACAACTCCAACATTAACTTTTTCTGAAAGTACTTTAACCATTGTTAAAATCGCTTGACACTTTAAAATCTAACCCTTATATCATATACCATGTCTAAATTACAAACAAGATCTGAACCAGGCATTCGTTACGATGGACCAGACTATATAGGTACTTCTGTTGGTACAACAGGTGGTGCTTCTGGTGTTTCTCGTTCTACTGACGCTCTTACTTTAACTTTACCAGCTGCTACAGTTGCATTACTAGTGGCTGCTGATACTCCTAACACTGTTACAGTATCTGGTGCTACTCAATCAACTGTTAATGCTACTCACACTATAACTAGCTCTACTTCTACTACTGTTGTATTTTCAGTAAGTGGATTAAATGCAGCTATTAGTGGTGGAGGTACTGATCCAGCAGGTGAAGCTACTATTGTAGTACAAGAGCCTGATAGTATAGCAGACCCTGCTTCAGCAACTACTCAAAAAGAAACTACTAATCAGACCACTAGTACTTACTAGCGGTGGGCTTCTCCGTTAACGATCCGGTAGTTATCCACGCTGAATTTCTTACCGCTGTGCGTAACGACAGCGAATCCTCTGTTCCATTGATTCACCGGCATATAGTCAGGATCCAAGTCGCAAAGGCAGCCGACGCTCCAACAACTGACAGTATCATCGCTCATGCTCCTGACGGAGTGTTGGGAGGTTTTGTGCTTGTGTCCAGCAATGGTACACACACCTGTTTTAACTTGTAAAGTACGAGCAAAGTTAACTGGATCAAATGCTCCTGGAAACTCGTGCCCATGCAATATCCAAAGACCCCCAGCCCTTGCGAGCTGACGGCCCCCTATTTCTTCGATTCCTAAGTCCTCGAATCTTAGTAACTTGGATAATTTGAAGTCAGGTACACCACATATTTCTGGTGCCTTTCTCCATAAATAAGTTTCCCATCGTTCTTCGTGGTTACCTATCTTAAAGTATATATTACTATCTGGAAAACGCTCTCGTAAATGCATTAGAAACTGCCTAGAAGCTTGTAACTCGCCAGCTAAGTCTCTAGCGTCAGGATCCTTATCCCAACGGCTTACAGCGAAGAAATCAAGGGCATCTCCATTTAGAACAATATTCGTAGGATCTTCAAGATGCGACAACGCACATTCCAAAGATTCGACATCATGGTAAGGTACATGGACGTCACAAAGCAACAAAGTCGTTCCATCAGGTATTCTAACGACAGATTTCTTTTTGTTAAGGGACTTTGGAATTTTGTATTCTCCTGCTTTACCATTGGGTTTTTTAAGTTTAGCATCTGCAAACTTAACTTTATTTTTGCCGTGATTGCCACGTACATAGCGAACAGCAGAACGTGCTGCTTCTTTTGTTGGAAAAAGATTGGGGTGTTCTTTATAGATAAGGTTTGCTAATGTTCTGTTACCGTGCGTGGGATATTTCCCTACATATTTTTTAACTACGTCACATTTCTTCATATTATTTTTGGGTTTCTATTTCAGCTTTAGTGCTGTTGATATATTGTTTTATTTCTTTAATATCAAGAACTAATTGCTTGTTTTCGTCTATTAGAGCGTCGCAAGCTTTAGTCATTGAAGAGAGTCCTTTTTCTAAGATTTTAATAGTTTCGTTAGACATTATTTAATTATTTCGATTAGGTCATCTAGTACCATAGATGAGAGTTCTTGTTTTAGTTTAAGTTTATTTAGTATAGCGTCATCTACGGTTTTAGGAACTACTAAATCAATATAGGTACACTTATTGTTTTGACCAATTCGGTGTATCCTATCCTGACTTTGTAATCTTGTTTCTAGGCTGTAATTGTTTGAGAAGTACACCATAGTATTAGCACGGTGTAGTGTCAAGCCCTTAGCAGCTGCAGATGTACCAATAAAGATATCAGCTTTGCCATCTTGGAACATTTGTACAGCAGTATTCTTTTGTGTAGTGTTGTCGTCACCTGTATATGTAACAATGTTGTACTTATCTTCTAGCGCAAGCTTTATTTGTTTTACATTAAATTTATAAGCACAGAACACTACTAAAGGCCGTGTAGTCTCAGCAATTTGCTGTAGTGCGGCTATTCTGTTATTGTCAATAGCATGTTCTGTGTCATCGTCTGTTGTGACGAAGCCAGTTAATATCTGGTGTAATTTTATAATTCTAGTAAGTGCTAGTGTAGTAGATACTAACTTACCATTCTCTAACATAGCTATACAATCTTTTTTCATAGAATCGTATAGTCGCTCTTGTTCTGGTGTTAGTTCAATAGCTACTTTTTCAAATACTTTATCAGGTAAATCTAAACAATCTTTCTTTTCTATACGAAGACTAAATGGTTCTATTGTTTTAGTAAGCTTTTCTAAATTTTGAAAGCCAACAACTTTACGGAATGACCTAGAACCCATTGTCATAGTTTGTTCTATTGCAAATGTATGTTTAAAGGCTGTGTATGTATTGTAAGGTATAGCGTCTTTGTTTAAGAATTTACATTGTGTAAATAAATCTAAAGGACTTTGTGTTATAGGTGTGCCATTTAGTATCCATTTTCTAGCTATATTTTTTGATAGCTTTAAAACATTTTTAGTTTGTATTGCTTTAGGGTTTTTAATACAAGTAGATTCATCAATAATAAAATGGCTGTTTGGTTTACATTGTTTTATAAAAGTTTCTGTAGTAGAGTAACCAGGCTTAGTTCGTAAAGCTTCGATGTTTATTAAGAATATACGATTACTAGTAACTTTTAAAAATTTGTTAAAGTCTTGTTTGTTCTTTTTATTTTTAATTGGTCCTTTCCAGCAATACACTTCAGCGTTAAGTGCGTGTGCTGGTATTTCATTAAGAGCCCAGTTATGATGCAATCCGTTAGGTGCAGCTATAATTGCATCGTAAGTTATACAATCTAAACTATTAGGGTTTTGTAAGATATCAATCATTATCTTAGTCTTACCAGTACCCATTTCGCAGAATAATGCACCATAACTTTTGTTATAGAATCGCATTACTGCGTCGTATTGATGTTTAAATGGTTCAGTTTTATGTCTCATCGTGGCATTTTATAGAATCTATTGGTTACAGGAACGTGCACGTATAAGTTTTTCTTTGCACGTGTAGCTCCTACATAGAATACTCTGTGTTCGTTATCTTCGTCACGAAGCATTCCTTTATATGTTATGTTAGTCATATCAGGTAGTAAGACTACATTATCTGCTTCTCTACCTTTTGTTGCATGTATTGTGTTAATTTCAACATCTGTGCTGTTTTCTAGTTTACCTTCCTTTTCTGCTTTTAGTAAAACTTCTTTTGTAAGGTCAGGTAATCTAAATACTATGTTCCATTTTTCGCAGTTGCGAAGTCCGAAATTGTCTATTAAAGCTTCTTTGTCAAACATTTCCTCATCTGGCATTTCATCTAATAATTTCTTAGACCCTCTTTTAACTACAGACCCAGTAGGTAGAAACTCGTGGTATAATTGTTTTAAGTCAGCTGCTTTAAATTTATAACCACGTCTTAGTTGTTCCCATAGTAATATGTATTTAATTTGCTTTTCATTAAACAATGAGTCAGAACTACTAGATACAAATAATTGTTTCTTACGCATTAACTCAAATTCAAATATGGATAATAATACTTTATTACGACATAGTAGAAGCCAAGTTCCTTCGCTCATGTCTAGCTCTGCAAGACTATGTATATGTTGTACACTTCCATTTGTATTTTTGCTTTTAACTTTATATGTTTGTTTTTCTTGGATACGGTCAGCAATTTTTTCTGCATAATCAAGAACAGTACTAGGTAGTCTGTAAGATGTATCCAATACAATTCTTTTACCTTTTTTGTTAATAAGTGAACTAGGATCGCCACCAGCAAATTTAAAGATTGATTGTTTATCGTCTCCAGCTATATAAGTTTCTGCATTTTTAGATAAATAATTAATTACATCCCATTGTAGTGGTGACAAGTCTTGTGCTTCGTCAACAAATACAGTCTTAAAGTTTGGGTTAATATCTTGTTCTAAGAACTGTTCTAATTGGTCAGTAAAGTCATATTTGTTTTTCTTAATTTTAAATTCTTTATAGAAATTATTAAACTCAGCTAATTGGTCTGCTGTTAATTTTGCACCAATCTGTAAGTTTAGTACTTCATCTTCAGATACTTTTAAGTTACGACCTAAACTATTGTAATAAAGAATTCGGTCACCGGCATTATTATTATACACTAAACCATCATTACCATAAGCAGAACCTCCGGTGACCGAGTACCCTGTTAATTCTGAAAGTAGTTTGTAATCTTCTCTACCTAGCATTTGTTTTCTAGGTATACGTCTGTAGCATAAAGCGTGTAGTGTACTAAACCCTTCAAAGTTTTTTAAAGAATACTCAGGGTTTTTATCTAAAGCTCTATCAATAGCTTCTTGTGCTCCTACTTTTGTAAAAGTTGTAAAGCATATATTTTTAGGCTTAGTAGTTTCTAAAGTTTCTGTAAGCAAGTTCATTAAGGTAGTTGTTTTACCTGTACCAGCACTTGCTACATATATAGTTGTATTATTCTTTGTTCCAGGCATTTTTTACTTTATCCCAATATTTTAATGTTGATATTCTATTATGACCGTTAGGGCCTCCGTTATGTATTCTAGCTATGTCTTGGTATGTAACAGGTCGTCCAAGGCGCTCCTGGGTAGCATAGCGTTCCATGTAGGCACGAAATATTTTAATAGATGTTAGTTCATCTAATGCATCTGTATGTTTCCAATCTGTTCCAGCAAATTCTGCAGCATCTTGTACATATTTTGCTTGTAGTTGAAGCGCACCAAGAGATTTAAAATTATCCCCTACTGCTGAAGGGTTACCACCTGATTCAATCATTACTAGGCACATTATAAATTCAATAGGAATTTTCATTTTGTAAATTTGGTAATGGGACTGAAGGATCAATATGAAGTACTTCTTCCCTAATCCTCCAACATCTCACATTTAGTTTTATTGGTTCTTTAATTGTATGGGTTACTGCATCTGCTTTTAATGTTTGTTTAAGAACAGATAATACTTTATTATCTGGTAGCTCATTAAATCTTACTTGTGATAAGTAATCTTTTAAATCTACCATTCTAAATAAAAAACATCCGTGTTGTTTTACAGGACCCATTTTAATATTGTTTACATTGTCACTAGCTGTAGCACAAAAATTAGATACGTACTCTACTAACTGACCTACAGGCGTCATCTCAAATGGTATACTAATTTGTGTACAATTTTTTAGTAATAAGTTTTGTTGTCGTACCCAATCTTCTTGTTTAATTGGTGGATACTTAAACAAAAGTTTTTCCATCACTTTTTGATTAAATAAATTAAAGCTATCAAATTGTTCTGTTGTTAATTGTATTTCAGCATCATCTAATGTTAGGAACCATAAAGGTGGGTCTGACCTAAGTTGTATAAGTGAACGATTGTTAGGTAAGAATTCTTCTTGACCTATACCATACTTGCGTTGACCACATAGTTTAGCATCACAATATTTACATAATGGTTGGCTAGAGCACTGATACTTATAATCTTTTTTAGAGTATGAGTTTATAATACTTTCTACTTCTCTATCTTCTAAAGGTTCTTCAAATTTTCTATTAAATTTATGTATTAGTTGTTTCCATTCTGTAGGATTAGCTTTTTTTAGATATACTGCAACATTAGATAATGTTACATTTCTAGATTCACTATGTTTAGCATTGTGTTCAAATATATAATTAAGACAAGGTGGTCCTTCAGGTAATAGTTCTTTTTCTAATTTAGGAACATCTAGTTTATCAAAGTTTTCTTTTGATAATTTAAATTCGTTTGCTTTTTCTATAAACTGCAGTGGGTCTAAGGCTTTCTTATTAGCATCAAAAGCATATTGAAGAGTAGGGTTGCCACTATAAGGCATATTAATCCAATTTCCATATTTTGAGTCATCCTTTCTATCTCCTATTTTAGGTTGCTTAGGATAAATCTCACAAGCACCTTGTCCGAAGAACGCAGAGTATGCTTTGAGTTTGTCAATAACAGATATGGCTGGGATTTCTTCAGAGAAAAACATATAAACATGTGCGCCACCAGATTTAGATCGGCACACAACAAAAGGTAATTTATGTTTATCTACTGCTTTGAGTATATCTTCTATAGTATTAGAGTTTTGATATACATCAATATCAAGAGCACCCCACTTAACTTTATCTTCGTTGATAAGTGGGGTACACCCAATAAGTTTTTCACCTTTTAAGTGTTGTTCCCAAATAGCAGGCGTTAGCTGAGACTTGACTAAGAATGATTTAGAATCAGTCTTTCCGTCTCTGTCTCGTGTTTTGCCTGTTAGTAAGGTCTGTCCATAGACGTCGCTGTTACAGACAAATAGGTCGTTAAACCTAAATGCTAAGTCTGCTAATGGAATCAAGGTTTAGAAGGGTTGTGATGATTCCAGCATAACTGGCTCATCGTTTGTTTGTAACAACGGTGTATCTGACGCACTGTTGTATGTATTTGATGCTGAAGTCAACAAAGCTTCATCAGCCTCAAAGTCTAGGACTTTCGGTTCTGCGAAGTTGAAGTTGAAGTAGTCATCTCCATTTTTGCTAGTCTCTAGAACTGATGTTAGTTCCCAAGATTGTGCAAACAATGGTGGTGCGACATCCATTCCACTATAACGGAATTTGTTGATGTCATTTGTCAACTTGCGTGAGATACGAAGTTGTGATGAAGTGAATGGAATAACTGCTTGTTCCATCTTACCGTCTAGTTCTAATAGAACAAACCAGTAAGTTGTGAACTTAAGCTCGTTTTCTCCAAGCCATTCATCATATTGTCTTTCCCTACCTTTCTCGTAAGAAGGGTGGTTTACAATACTCAAAGGATGGTTGCCTTTAAAGCCACCACCTTTAGCACGAGGAACCCACTCTGTGTAAATGGATTTCGTGTAGCAAGGTATTACTCTTGCTGGTTGAGGGATAATGCTTTGCGTTGCAGCAAACATTAGATCCCCTGACTTTGCACCCTCGATGTATTCATCTTTTTGTTGCTTAAGTTGAGGGCTTAAGTCTTGTAATAAACGGACAAATGGTAATGAGCTTCCACCTGTGTCCAGGTTCTCTGTACCTTGTCCAGCTACTGTCGTTATATCAAACGCCATAATATTTCCTTTGTTTCTTTGGTTATGTTATTTTCGCTCGTTTGCCTTCGTATATACCGAATGCTTCACGAGGTAATGATTCTGCCAGCTCTGGGTTGTCCAGTGCATCACGACAGAAAGACTTTAGTGTCATATTGTGTACACCCACTCTCACGTTAGCTTCTATATCGTGTTTTTCTTTAAGTGTTGCTATGACTTCTTGTGCAAGAGAATCCTCATTTTTGCCTAAATCAACTGTAATACTATTTTTAATAATACTATCGTTGTTAGTTTGTCGTAGCCAATCAAATGCTACATTAGGATCTTTAATTCTTGCATCTACAAATTCTTTAACTTCGATCTTTTTACCATTAACTAGCTTTAGTGTTGTTACACCAGCTTGTTCCATAAGTGTTGGTAATTGTTCTTCTGCTACAGTTTTGCGAGCTTGTTTTAAAACAGATACATTGGCTTCTGCCTCTAGTATCTGTTGATCAAGATTTTCTAATTGAACAGCTAAGTCTGTTAGCTCTCCTAAATTAATATCTCTTGGTTGTATTTCTATTTCAGCTACAGGAATTAAATCTTCCTCAGCTTCTTCTAATATTGGGTCTGGTTCAGTCATATTGTATCGTTGTATAAGTTGTACAGAGATCAGCACAATGTGCATACCCTGCTATGTCAATCCAATTATCTCTTTTGTTTTTGTGAACAGCTCTTGATAATTTGAGAGCGATCATCATTGCCCCTACTTCACTAGATGTCAAGTTGGTTTCTAATTTATTGGATAATAAAGTTGACCATATGGTGGCAATTCTTTCAAAATCGTCACGTGGGTCACCATAGTCTTGTTGTCTGTCTTTATTTACAAGAATTTTTGCTTCGTCTAATATTGATTTCATAAATTCTAACACCATGTTGGTCCTAAGTCTATATCTGCTACGACAGGGACATTTAATGGTATAGCTTCTTCCATAATTGTTGCTAATTGTTTTGATTCTTGTTCATTACTAACCATAGCATTAATCTCATCGTGTACTGGTAGACGCATGTCAAAGCCAGCTTCGTATGCATTGACCATTGCTACTTTAGCTTGGTCTGCTGCGCTACCTTGTATGAGTCTGTTTAGTGCTTTAGATGTAAATGCTCTGAATAATGGTTTATCTTTGTATCTTCCTTTTGCTATTCTTAATGTTTTTACTGGTTGTTCGTTAAACGAAGGTAACCAAAAGTCAAAACGAGCTCTCCTGCCCAGTATAGTTTTTATATAACCACGACTGCTTGCTGTGTTCATACAATTATCAAATAATATTTTTAAGAACGGAGCTTCTTTGTTAAATTTGTACATTGTTTCTTTACATACGTCAGGGGAGATACCAAGTGTTTTTGCCATCTTTTCATTTCCCATCCCATACGAAATCCCAAGGCATAACATTTTGCAGGTATCGTAAGGCAAACCAGTTGTCTTTTCAAAGAAGGTATAAAGTTTTTCACCTTTTGTAAAAGCTTCTTTGGCTGATTCTGCTCCAGGTAAGGGTCGTCCAAATTCTCCCAATAAGGCATAGTGTACTTGGAGTCTGGGTTCTTGAGATGAATAGTCAGCCTTACACCAAAGGCTCCCAGGTTCAGCGATGTATAGTTGTCGAATAGCTTTACCAATTTCACTTCTTTTGGGAACTTGTTGCATATTTGGATTAGCTGAAGATAATCTTCCACTCCTGGTTCCTCCACTATCACTCGCGGTTTGCTTGAAGTCTGCGTGAATGCGTCCCTTGTGATTTTGATGAAGTATGATATCTTCAATAAATACTTTTCTAAGTCGGTTAATGGATCTTGCGTCATATATTTGTTTTACTTTAGGGTGGTCACATGCAATTAAAAAATCTTTTGCTACAGAAGGATTACCTTTTTCTGTTTTGTCATATTTAATTTTTAACGTATCAAATACTTTTTGTATGGAAGCTGCGGCCCATAAATCTAAATCAATATTAG